CCTGCGGCGACACCTCCCCTGGCAGGGGAGGCCTTGGCAGGTCGGGACACGGCACCTGACCGTGAGGGCGCGGAAAAAGATGCAGTCGGGCGGGCCCTGGCGACCACGGAAGATGGCGCTGAGGGTGACGGTAGCGAGGCCGAAGAAAAGGCCCAGATGACGCCGGAGGAGCACAAAAAGGCGTTCCATGCGCTGCTGCAGGGCGAGTACCGGGCTGAGACCGAGGAGCTGATGCAGCAGGCAGTGGAGCGGGCCGCACAGATTCTGGAGAGCAGCCCCCAGGTGAGAGGCCTGATGGAGGCCCTGCATGAAGCCTACGGCGTGGATGCAGACGACCTGGAAGCACTGACCGATGCTGTGAAGAACGGCCGGGTGAAAGACGAGGCCTACTTTGAAAAGCTGGCCATGGAAAAGGGCGTGAGCGTAGAGACCGCCCGGCAGATGGACAAGCTGGAGAGCGAGAACAAACGCCTGACCGCCGCAGAAAAGTTTGCGGAAGATCAGCGGAAAGCGGCCCAGCGGCAGGTGGAAATCGACCGTATCCATGCAGAGTGGGACCGGGAAGCCGAGCAGCTGAAAGCCCAGTACCCGGAGTTTGACCTGGAGCAGACGTTGGCAAACCCGGAGATCGCAAACCTGATGCGGCTGGGCGTCTCGATGTCCAACGCATACCGGGCGGTGTACTTTGACCAGATCATGGCCCAGAACGAGAGCCGGACAGCCAAGCAGGTGGAGCGGGGCGTGGAAGCCAGAATCCGCCAGCGCGGTACCCGGCCCGGTGAAAATGGCATCCGCCCCGGCGGCGCGGCACAGACCCACACCGACGTGAACGCTCTGACCCGAAAAGAGCGGGAGCAGCTGGAACGGGCAGCGCTGCGCGGCCAGGTGGTGACTTTTTAATTTTTACAGGAGGATGAAAAAGATGAAATCCAAGAAGAATGACATGCTCGATTTGCAGCTGTTTGCACAGGCGAGCGACCAGTTGCAGAACACCACGGCGACCCTGACCGCCGAGATGAAGACCTACTACGAGAAGCGCCTGCTGGACCAGGCAGAGCCTGCTCTGGTGCATAACCAGTTTGGCGACCCGTACCCCATCCCGGCCAATGGCGGCAAGACCATTGAGCTGCGCCGGTACGACAGCCTGCCCAAGGCCACCACGCCCCTGACCGAGGGTGTGACCCCCAACGGCCAGACCTTGAAAGTGAGCACGGTGACGGCAGAGCTGCACCAGTATGGTGGCTGGGTGCCCATTACCGACGTGCTGAAAACCACGGCGCTGGACAACAACGTGCTGCAGGCGACCAAGATTCTGGCCAGCCAGGCGGGCCGCACCCTGGACAGCGTGACCCGTGACGTGCTGGTGGGCGGCACCAACGTGCTGTATGCCTCCAAGACCGTGGACGGCGTGGAGACCGCGGTGAACTCCCGCAAGAACCTGGACAAGACCGCCAAGATCACGCTGGAAATCTGCCTGCGGGCATCTGCCCAGCTGAAAGCCATGAATGCGGACCCCATCGGCGACAGCTATGTGGCCATTGTGCATCCCTATGTGGCTTATGACCTGATGAAAGACCCGGGCTGGATCGACTGGCACAAGTACGCAGACCCCGAGGCCATGTACACGGGTGAGATCGGCAAGATTGGCAACATCCGCTTTGTGGAGACCAGCGAGGCGAAAATCTGGCGTGATGAGACCTGTCCCACGGGCCTGGCCGTGTTTGGCACGCTGGTGATGGGTGCCCACGCCTACGGCCGCACTGAGCTGGAGGGCGGCGGCCTTGAGCACATCGTGAAGCAGCTGGGCTACGGCGATGACCCGCTGAACCAGCGTGCCTCCGTGGGCTGGAAAGCCACCCAGACCGCTGAGCGCCTGGTGGAGCAGTACCTTGTGCGCATTGAGAGCGTGTCCAGCTATTCCGGTATGGTGACGGCAAACTGAGCCCTCTCACCGCTTCCACGATAGAGCGATGGCCCGGCAGGACCTCTCCGTCGCCTGCGGCGACACCTCCCCTAACAGGGGAGGCTTTGGCAGGCCGGGCAACGGCACCAGACCGTTTGAGCACAAGAAAAACGCAGGAGCGTGGGCCCTGCGGTAAAACGTCAGGAGGACATGAGATATGGCAGAAGCAAAAAAGAAGACGGTGCGCATCCACCTGTTTAAGGACAACGGCCGCTACAAGGATGATGTGTTTGTGGGCGTGAACGGCGTAAACTACATGATCCAGCGCGGTGTGGACGTGGAAGTGCCGCCCGAGGTGGCTGAGGTGCTGGAGCACAGCCAGATGCAGGATATGGCTGCGGCACAGAAAGTGGCACAGCTGGAAGCAGACGCTGCCGCAGCCCAGCAGTAAGAAGACCAGATACCCCCGGCCCGGCGGCGCTACGCTGTGCCGGGGGTGTTTTCATAAAGGAAAACCTCTCAGTCAAAGCCTGACGGCTTTGCCAGCTCCCCTATCAGGGGAGCCCTTGGCAGGCCGGGCAACGGCACCAGACCGCACGGGGATCAGCGGACGGAAAAGAGAGGGCCCTGTTACAGAGGAAAGGCTTAAAAATGACAGTAGAAAAAGCGATCACGACGGCGGATGCGCTGCGGCCCAACAACAAGTTTGCCCGTGAGCTGAAAATCTTATGGCTGCGGCAGAGCGACGCGGTGCTGCGGCGGGTGGTAGTGGCAAAGAGCGATACCACGGACTTTGACAAAGTGGGTGCAGATGTACTGTATGATGCCAAGACCGGACAGCTGGCGGACAGTGCCCAGCTACTGGCCCCGGAGCCCTATGACGACTACTACCCGCACTACCTGTGTGCCCAGATGGACGTAGCCCTGGGCGAGACAGAGCGGTATGCCAACGAGATGCAGCTGGCGAACACAGCGCAGCAGGGCTTTGCGGTGTGGTGCCGCCAGCACTACCTGCCCAAGATGGCGACGAAATGGAGGTATTGAGATGGGGCTGCCGCGTTTGTATAGCCTGCAGAACGGGCGGAGCATCTTGACGGCCTTTGGCGGGCTGAATGAGAGCTACGCCTGCGGGGAGGCGGAGTTTACCGAGGAGATGAATTTTTCCAGCCAGAGCTATCCGGCATTACAGACCCGGAACCCGCGGCGGAAGCTGGGGACGCTGGCCAACTGCAACGGAATGTACCACCTGAATGGGCGGCTGACCTGCACCGGGACCACCCTGACCTACCGGTTGGACGATGACAGCACCGGTACGCCCTATTTTGAGCTCAAAAACGCTGTGACCAACACCAAAAAGATCATGGTGGGAATGGGCACCCAAATCCTCATCTGGCCGGACGCAAAGAGCTTTGACACTAAGACCGGGAAACTGGAAAGTCTGAGCGCCGAATGGAGCCAGGGCAGTGGGACCGTGAAGATCAGCCCCTGTGATGCAGGCGGCAAGACCTACGAGGTGGAAGACTACGGAAAGACCGAGCCGGACCTGGAAACGGACCCTCAGCCGGACGGCACAATGTTTTTGCGGGTAAACGACATCCGGAAGCCGTGGAGTTATATGAGTACCCTGCTCCAGTGCGACGCCACAATGAAAAAATGGGTGGAGATCAAGCTGAGTAACGTGCGGCTGACGCTGCCGGGGCTGGCTGCTGCGGGCTTTAAAAAGGGCGACACCATGACCGTGAGCGGTATCCCAAGCGAAGTGGAAACGTATCTGGCCGGAAACCTGAACGGCGAAGTGAGCATTGAGCAGATGGACGGCGACAGTATTGTGGTAACGGGCGCTCCGGTACAGGAGAGCAAGGCCTACTTTGGAGGCTGGGAAATCAACACAAAAACTGCAAAATGGATCAGCATAGACGGCGGACAAGTGGCGATTTATAATGCGGACAAAACCGGCATCACGGCCCAGCGGCGGGTGCCGGAGCTGGAATACCTGACCGAAAACTCTAACCGGGTGTGGGGCTGCAACTCGAAAGAGAATGTGATCTACAGCTGCAAGCAGGGCGACCCGACCAACTGGTATTGTTACAACGGCATTGCCTCCGACAGCTATGCGGTGACGGTGGGCAGCGAGGGCGGCTTTACCGGGGCGGCCACCTGCATGGGATATGTGCTGTTTTTCAAAGAAAATACGATCCACAAAATCTATGGCAGCCGCCCGGCGGACTATCAGGTGGTGAGCACCCAGTGCCGGGGTGTGGCCAAGGGAGCAAGCCGGAGCCTGAGCGTCATCAACGAAACGCTGTACTACCTGAGCACCGAGGGCGTGATGGCCTGGGACGGAAGCCTGCCGGTGAACATTTCGGGCAGGCTGGGCCGTTCCTGGCTGATGAACGTGAAGTATGCAGCAGGCGGGGCCTTGGATGCCCGGTATTACCTCTATGCCAAGGGCAGCAGCGGGGAGACTCGGCTGCTGGTGTATGACACCGAACGGAGCCTGTGGCACGAGGAAAACACCAACGAGAACAGCGGCAGTGCTGCGGGCTGGGAGATGTGTTCCACCCGGCAGCAGCTTTACCTGTGGGACGGGGAGGCGCTGTGGGCTGCGGAACCGAACCGGGAGAGTGACTGGGACACGGCTGCGGCGAAAGCTGCTGTGGAGCAGAACGTGGTGTTTACGGCCACAACGGGAGACATCGGGCTGACAAGCCCGGATGACAAGTATGTGAGCCGGGTGACGCTGCGGGTGGATGCACTGGCCCCTAGCACGTTGGTGGTGCAGGTGAGCTGCGACGGCGGAGAGTGGGAGAAGCTGGGGGAAGCTGCGGTGCAGCACAAATGGACCCAGGTGAACCTGCCCTTTGTGCCTGCCCGGCACGACACCCTGCGGCTGCGCATTTCCGGCACCGGGCAGATCGCGGTGCGGAGCATTGCATTTACCTTTGCCGCCAGCCGGGGCAACCGGGTGGCGGGAGCGTAAGGTGCCCTCAC